GCCTGCTCAATTTGAGCCGGGTCCATCTCCCAGATGATGTCCATGATCGTCTCCACCGGAAGCGACCCAACAGCCTGCGCAGCCGCTGAACCCTTCTCCGACAGCGACGTACGCGCCACGTTCGTGAAGTTCGCCGAAACCGTCGCCGGGTCAGAACGAGTGTCATCACCCGCGAACTCAAACCCCAACGCGATCGCACGAGACAACGCCCGGCCACCACCAATGAGGAAGTTCCGTACCTTCGCGACCATCCCAAAGTCAGCCTGGAACGCACCCTCCGCCGAACCCTGCACACCATCCGGGGTGAAGATCGACATCGGGGTACGCGTCACCGCAGCCAGCTTGAGGATGTCTGAGCGAATCGCGTTCAGAATGCCCGTCAGATCAGCCTGCCCCAGCTCGGCAATCTTCGAACCGGGCGGGATCAGGAGCATCCCATCAGGGCTCAACTGAAACAGGTCAGAGTAGTCAATGAGCTGCCCGGACTCGTCCCGCTCAGGCAACTGCTCGGCATCCGCGCTATCCGACTGCTCCAGGACACGTTGACGGAACGCCTGCATCGTCACAATCACCATCAACATCAGGTGAAGGTGATTCAAGCGGTCCAACAGGTCCGTGTGAAGCTCGAACTCGCCAATGCCGTTGCGGTTCTCGATGACCTGCACGGGGACAGCCTTCGACTGGTACGACTCCGACAGATACGGGCCGCCACCAGCCTCGGGCTGGACCGTGAAGTCATTCGGGGAGAACGACACCGGCGTCAACTTCACTGCACCAAACTGCCCATTCTCGCGCTCCTGCCTCGGCGCAACCTTCCGACCGCGGGTCGCAACAATCTTCTGACCAGGCAGCCACAAAATCGCAACATCCAACTCTTCATCAGAGTCGTGAAACAGCTTAAAAGCCGCACGTTGCACGCCACGGCGCACCGGGTCGGGTGCCGTGATCAACGTCCGCGGGTCCTCCCACGTGATAACCGCAGCCTCACCCTCAGCATCCGGGGAAGACGTCACAAAATAGGACCGGCCAAACTTGAACGCGCACCGCGTCGCATCCGAAAACTGGATATCCAGGTCGTTCGCGAGAACAGTCCGCCACGCCTCCGTGTCACCAGAGACATCCTTGTCAGCAGCCGTCATGATCGCCCGCAACCCGACACGCTCAGTCGGCGCATCCACCAACAGCGCAGCAAAGTTCGTGTGCGACATCTGCTGAAAACGGTAGAACTTCGTCCGCGTCTGCTCCGAACCCCACGCCAACGGCGGAGTACCCGAGTAGTACGCCTCCAACGTCGCGAAACGCTGCCGGTCGCCCTCCAGGCGGTCATACAACCGTTTCATCCACCAGCCCGCGGAACCCTGCACAGTGACATCAATCATGCAAGGGCTCCTCTCATCGGGCGCGGATCACGTAAGCCTGCTTTTTCTTGGCGCCAGCGCCAGATGCAACGGCATCAAGCCGGGCCTGCCAAGCAAGGACCGCCGCAACGGCGGCATCAATTTTGTGGACCGAGTAGTCCGAAGGCTTACCCAGCGCGAGCTTCGTGTGAGACAACCGTCGGCGAGCATTCAGTAGGTGCCGGGTCAGTCCGTACTCACCGGAGAACGTCAGATCCTGATTACGGATCGCACCCTCCAGCGACTCAATCGCTGCCTGCCCCTGCGTGGCGCGGCCACCAGTCATCCACCACTCGAATGGGTGATCGCGGCGAGCCCTCACCTTGACCTTCGACCCATAGAGGGCCTCCCACGCATTCACATGCGAGCGCCAGTCCTTCGCCGGGTCTGCGTAGAACCCGACGACATTGAAGCGCGTGAAACAGTCCCGCAGGGCCGCCTCAATCTCCACGATGTTCGGCTCCCACGTGTCCCACTCATGGGACTTGCTGTCGTCGGCCTCCCAGATGCCGATCTCCCATAGGTGACCATCCGAAACGCGGCAAGCAATCAGCGCCGTAGCATCCGGCTTGCCCTTCGCGCGACCACGAGAACCATCAAACCCGAGCGTGATCGCCTCACCCGCCGCAGCGACCTTCGCCGGATCGGCAATCGCAGCCAGTTCAGGTTGCGACAACCACGAATCCGACGCATGAGTGATCTGGTTCAGGTAGTCAGACACCGATTCCTGCGCCGACTTGCCAGGGTCCCAAATGTCCGCAACTAGCGCGTCCAAATCGACGTGACCGGCGGCGCAGGAAGGTTCGTGAATGACGCACCCATCAGCGTGCCCAGACGAATCGCCGTACGACACCCGCAAACCAGCGACCAACGACTCACGATCAGACAAGATCGTCTCCGGTGGGGCCTCGCGATGGTCATACAGCAGACTCTCCGACTGGCTGCGGCCCTCACGGATTGACGCAGCGAACTCGGCCGACGTCTCCGCCACCGAACCCTCACCAGGGATATACGCATTCGGCGACTCAAGCGTTCGACCACCATTTTTAGCGGTATTCGTGCGAAGCTTCGACGCCAAGCGTGGGCCACCGTTACTCGGTACCCATTCCTCAGTTTGGTCAAGCACGCAGAAAACGGCCGGCGCACCCTTCACCGTCCGCCCAGACGCCGTTATCTGCTTGATCTGACCACGCGGCAAATTCACCATCGTGTCCAACGGCTCAAGCCCCGGATACTCATCCATGACCGGGCCATCCCGCAGCATCTCCAGCAGCGGCTGCCACGTATTATTCGTCTGCTCCTCAGACACCGCAGCGATATGCACCAGCGGGGTCCGCACCGTCGACCACGGACGGCCAACCGGCTGCCCCTCAGCATCCCAGCCATCGAACAGCACATCGGCCAGGGCCTCGACACACGCAAGGCCAGCCAACAGCGGACTTTTTCCCCAACCACGTGGCCTGCCCAGCAGCCCCCGCTGATACAAGAACCGCCCCGTCAGAGGGTCAAGCTGGTACCAGCGAAGGATGAAATCCTCTTGCTCGCGGTACGGCCGGAACGGCTCGTATGAGTCCTTCGCAGGGGCCGCGAGCATCTCAGTCATCCAGTCAATGACATACCAACCCAAGGTTGGCACCTCACCCGGAGCCGATGGCCTCCACGGCACGACTAAACAGCTTCGGTCAGCGGGCCCCGACGCGCACGAGACGACTTCCCAGGATCCTGACGCTTGCCGTCCTTCTCGTCAGCATCCGCAACCGTGATACGCAACCGAGCACGATCCTCCGGCGTCGCACCATACTTCTGCATCCGCAACCGCAGCTCAGAAGCCAGCGTGAAGGTCCGCTTCTGCATGAACTCATGATGCAGGACCGCGGTCGCCTCAAGCTCAGACCAATCCACCTCGGGAAGATCCGCGGCCAAGGGAGACTCAACCCACCGCTGCCACCAACGCAACGTCGCCGGGTGCCACACATCGCCATCCGGCAAAAGGTCGGCCGGCAACTGTCCAGGCTGCGAACGGAGAATAGAAATCACCCGACCACCGACAGGATCAGCATTGCGCCGAACCCGCTTCGACGGGTCCTTAGGTGCTGGGCCGCGACCTGCCATAGCAACCAACTCCTTCGGAATCGAAACTGTCCAGACCCGTACGGAACCCTAGAGGCAGTACGTCCCGGCGCAACGCGGAAGGCCCTTAGGGGTCCCCCGCCTGGGCCGTTGATCTTATCAGCGCAACCCTGGGTGAACCGAGCGTGTCGCCGGATGCGCGAGCTTTGCGTTGAGTGCGCGGAGTGCAGCAGTCGCTTCCTCACCGGTCTTGAGGGCGTGGTGTGCGCCGCATATCCATTGGCAGGCTTCTGACCGGTGGTCGTTGCGGTCGTTGATGTGGTCGCAGTCGGTGCCCTTGTTGGGGCATCTGTTGCCATCAGTGATGGTCTCGCATTGGCCGCCTGCGCGTCGTCGTACTTCGTCGCGTACCTGCTGCCAGTTGTGTGGTAGTTCGTCGCGGCGGTTACTGCTGGCCCACTTGCCACTCATCCGGGCCCGATGCGGTTACCGCGCATCTTGCCACCGTGCTCGACGCGGTAACTGTCAGACCCTGTGTGCTGTCCCGTTACCTCGTGGTGCCATTTGCTTACGGTGGCGTTGAGTATGTGGGGGTCTTGGATGTACTTGGCTAGCTCGTCGTGTAGTGCTTGCCATGGGTGCGGGCTGCCTGACCACTTGGCGAGACCTGGACCTGCAACCCAGTACTGGTGCAGCCGCTCGGATGCCTTGGCGTCGCCAGGTGTGATCTCGCGCCCTGCCACCATGTCGGCACCTCCAGCGGTATGTTTACTTCAACGGGTAGCCGACGTATACCATCATCAGCTCACCGTTGCTCACCTTGACGTCTGCCTCTAAATACGGCGGGGCGTCTTGGAAGATCCTGGCTGTCTGGTCGGTTGACGAGCGAACTTTCCAGCCAGACCACTCCAGCGCCTCAACCCGCTCTGGGTGTTGAGTTTTCATCCATGTCGGCCATTCGCTCATGACGCTATTTTAGCAGCGCTGAAGCCGACGAAGGATGTCTTTCGGCGATACGATGTGCGGATGACTGGTAAGGGTGACAAGGTGCGTTTCGGGATGTTCACGGCGGACCGTACGACGTTGTATGTGCGTAAGGGTTTCAGGGTGTCTAAGTTCCCGTTGCGTGGTTGCCGTGTGGGGTTTCAGGGTGGCCGGTCGTGGACGTCTGGTGGCCGTGGCCGCCGTCATACGAGCCGTTCCCAGTTCGTGCAGGTGGTCACGGGTGATGGTGAGGTGTTCACGGCTGAGGCTGGGTACCTGCGTAGTCGTGGCGCACAGCACTTCGTGACGCAGGTGAGTGAGTGGGTCAGGCGCGCTTAGTCAGCGCACGACGGGTGGTGCGCATTCGCAGATCCCGCGGTTGCATTGACAGCGGCAGTGTGCCTTGCACGCGTACCGGTTGAGGTTGCCTGCGTTGCGGGTCTCGGCGTCGGTGATGAGCCGCTTATTCGTGGCACCCATCGCACGGTGTCAGTTGGCTAGGACGTAATCGGACTGACGCTGCGGCTTGCTCCATGCCGTGTCGATGGCCTTGGCTGCCGCTTTGAACAGTCTGATGTAGTCGGCCAGTGTGGGCTCAGGCTTGGGCATCATGCCTCCTGTGGTCAGTACTCGGTGCGTGTGGCCCTAACGTATTGGCCGATCGTTTCGGTCACCGTTACGTTTTTGACCTGTTCGGCGATGCTGCCTGGCTTGATCGTCCATGCTTGGGCAGCTTCATCGTATTCGGCTTCGACGTCCAGGTTCAGGGTGCCGATGTGGTGCATGTCGCCGGTGCCGTATTGGGCGAATAGTTTGACGGGGATTGTTCCGAGGTCTGCCATCGCACCTCCCGTGAGTAGCGCGAACGCCAGGTCCCACGAAACCGCGGGTAGCCTGGCGTCACTTCCGGTTCGCCCTCAGGCGTCGGCATTGGTTTTAGCCTACACTGGGTTGCGCTGGTGACCTTTTGCGCCAGCCATGCCCCCGGACATTGCGTTGTCGCGGGGGTTCTCACTCCCCAAGCACGCCGTCAGTCGGGACGCTTGGCCGCTCGTGGCGGCATCGTCGTAGTCCCGGTGGCGGCGGCGAACATCCCGTGGAGTAGACGGGACGGTTATGGGGGTATGACAAAGCCCCCGGTTGTGAGCCCGAAGCTCTGACCGGGGGCGGACCGCAATGCGTTGGCACGGCGGCGGGGTTGTCATGCGTTGCACTCTTAGTCAACCGTCCGGATGCGAGTGTGTGCCGTTCAACGGCATGGCTCTGCCGTACCGCTATCGTCACAGATTGCTATGCGGGTGTCAATACCTGCCGCGCCAATGCCTCAAGGTAGACGCGCCGGGCCTTACTCGTAGTCCTCTGCTTGCACCCAATAACGTCAGTCTCATGGAAGCGCAACGGCTTAGCCCCACGCCTTACCGGCTCCAATTCGCCGCGCATTACCCACATGCGAACAGCCTGCGGCGACACGCCTACACGTGCCGCCGCTTCATCAGTCGTCAGAGTCAAGCGCTTTCGGCCTCTCGCTTCTCCAGTGCCCTCACCCAAATGTTATACCGACCGGGGCTGATCGAGGCGTGGCACTCGGTGCATGTCACATTCTCGTCACCACCAAAGTGCACGAGGCTGCATCGGTGGCACTCGGGGCACTCGATCCCGTTCATGCGCGCCATCTCTGCTCGCCACGGTGCCAGTGCGTGCGCTGCTGCCATTGCGTCGGCCAGTGCAGACCATGTGCCCTCGATGCCGTCCAAGTGCTCCATGCGTTCGACCTGCGCCCTGAGCCACGGGGCTGCCGTGTCCACCTTGAAGCGCGCCGGCGGTTCGGTCCATGTGTAGGTCTCGGTCATCTGCACCCACGACTTGCGCAACCTGCCCGGCATATCCCTGTCAGCTTGAGCCATGAGCCGCTTCGGTCCACGCATTCGGTAGTCCTCGACTAGCCGCTCGACAATCTCCGACAGCAGATCGCCGATGAGGGTCACGGTGTCGATGCACGCTAGGCGGATCGGGGTCTTGAGTTCGCCGCTGCCGTGGATCAGGTCGGCATCCCCTCGCGCTGCCGGTGCAGCCGCCATGCCCGCGGTCTGTTCGAGTAGGTGGCACTGCTCGGGAGCGTGCCGCAACATCTCGTCCAGGCGCTTGTGGCACGGGTAGCAGAGCCATCCATTCTCAGCTGGTCGCGGCAGGCATCCTCGGCATTCCTCGCGTGGGCAGTTGGACCAGTGGCGATCGCGCCGGGTGCAACCGCGGGCGCATGGCTTGAGATTCTGCTCGCCGGTCATCGGAGTTTCTCCTTGGCCCAGGCGGCGAACGCCGCTCTCAGTTCGGCGCGTTCATTGGCGTCTTTGGCCGCCTGGCAATAGCCGTCGAGTAGCGGGACCATCCGGACGTAACTGCGGTTCAACCTGCCCCATGCAGGGTCAGGGTCTCCGTATCCGACTGGCGGTCCGGTGATGTCCCAGTGGCGTGTCAGGAACTTGCGTCGGAACCATGACTCGTCGCACTCGTCCACTCGGATGCCCATCGGCTTGAAGACGGCCTTGAGGCGAGCGGCGTGTTCTGCCTGTTTGCGGTTCTCGCCGAGCTTGGAGATCAGCCAGCCGAGGCCGAGCACGACGTATATCGCCCACCAGATCCAATGTGCGCTCATGTGGTCTCCCGTGGCTTGTAGAGGTCGGCGTCGGTCATGTCGATGCCGTAGTGGCTGGCGATGAGACCCACGTTTTCGCACGGCCACTCGATCCCGTCGCTGCCGTGGTCGGCTTCGCAGTACCCGCTTCGTCCGGTGTGCAGGTCGAGGATCATGCGTGCCACGGGGTCGGTGAGCGCGGCCAGGTCTTCGATGGCTGACTCGATGCGGACCTGAGCTGCTGCCTGGCGTACCTCGCGCTCAGCTAGCTTCTGGGTGGCCTCGTATGTCATGGGTCCTTCGCGGTAGCCGTACCTGAGCTTGAGGTACCGCAGTCCCCGCGCGATGCTTTCAGCGGGGTCGCTATGCCAGCCCGGTGCTGCGGGGCGCACGTAGTGCAGGCGGTTCTCGTCGGTACTCATGATCCGGTGCCTCCTGGGTAGCCGTGCGCCTTGACGTACGCCTCGACGGCGCCGTTGAGGCTCTGCGTCCCGTCAGCGTTGGTGACCGTTGCGACGTACCTGCTGAACGACGTGTCTTCGTGGTCGGCGCGGGGCAACCGCGTGGTCGTCACGATCAGCGGCCACGGTGCGGCGCCCTGGTTGGCAACCCACTGACGGGCGAAGTCGCGCGTCTCGATCCCACCCGGTTGGGCCAGTTCGGGTGCGAACGTCCCGAGCAGCCGGACCGAGATTTCCTTGGTGTCGTAGAACCCTTGGTCGAGTACGACACGGATGGTGTCGCCGTCGTGCACGTCGATGATCTTGGCTCGTCTGTCCCACATGGTTAGCTCTCTTCGGTTGTGCGGTAGGGGTTGTGTTGCATTGCCTCGTCGGGGTTGCCTCGTCGCTGCCAGGGGTCGCCCACAAGGAATCCCTCATCCCATGCGTCGGCGCGTATCTGCCGGTCGCGCACAACATCACGAGCAGCGATGACGGCCATGAGAGCGTCGAGTAGGTCAATCCCGAAACTGATCCCGTCGTCGTCCATGCTCAGATCGGCGGCAGCGTGCCTCCACCCGTCTGAGTAGCCGGCGTAGTGGGCGTCGTAGGCAGGTTCGAGCGCACCGTTGAGCTGGTCGCGTAGGTTTGCCTGCTCGGGTGTCGGTTCGGTCATGGCGCTTCCCCGATCACAAGAAGCAGTGCAGGCACGAGGTCGTAGTCCACGTGTCGGTCGATGATGTGTTCGACCTTCGCGAGCTTGGCCAGCGCGTCATTCAATGCGACCCGGCATTCGCCTAGGTCATTGCAACGACGGCCATACGCCGTGCTCAGCCAGTCGAACTGGCCCTGTAGGACATCCCGCTCACCCTGCAATTCGGAGAGGCGAGTCCGTAATGCCTCCACGGTCTGCGGTGAGCTGAAGTGCAAAATCCGATAGATATTGCACTGGTCGATCTCACCGGGGCATCTGCTGTCGTTGACCGCTTCTGATGTGTCCGCAAGCTCAGCCCGTAGCTGCGCGATGAGCACGTCCTGGGGCGGGAAGTACGGGGTGTGCGCTTTGACCACGGGCATGAGCGCGTCCACATGAGCGGCGACGTGGCCCTCTTCGTAGTACTCGACGGCATCGGGCCGGTTGCAGTACTCCTCCAGCGCTTCGATCATCTGGTCTCGCAGGTCGTCAGCCACGGCGGGCTCCTTTGGCGTGCTCGGTCATGAAGTGGCGGTAGTAGGCCAGGTCGGTATCCGGGCCTTCGTGGGACCAGCCGCAGGGCATGACGACCGATCCGGGGTAGACGTAACCGACCGGCTGCGCTGACCCTTTGCCGGTGTAGCCGTCCGAGTGCCAGGTGATGTCGCGCCGCCAAAGGATGCGTTGGATGAGCCCTCGCACGTATCTAGCCACGGCGGGTCTTTCGGTTGTCCTCGAAAAATTTGGCAATGTCAGCACGCAGCGCCGCGATGATCTCGGCATGGTCACTGCTGAACAGGGAGGTATACACGTGGCCCTGATCGACATCGTTGCTGCCGGTGCACTCGTTGCGATGGTTCTCGGTGTGAGGGCAGCGCTTGTTGCCACATTTTGAGCACGTGACCATCATCCAGACGCGCTCACCTCGCCCTTCCAGGCAAGAGCGGCATCCACAGCCGCCCTGCGCTGCGTTCTGCGCCTCAGGCGTACTCGCGCACGTCTCGACGCTGGCAGGCCCGCAGAGAGCGTCCTGCGCCAGCTTGAGCGTCTCGGCACGGGTAAACACTCGCCCACCCCCGCGAACGTCAAGCTCGTCCACCTGAACGACATCGACAGATTCATCGAGGCCACCGTCGATGTGCGATAAGTCGCCATCTGATTCGCACCCCCTGAGGAGGTCGAATCCACGTGGGACGCCGAGTCTGCTTAGGCCAGGCGACTCGCACGGCACGGTCTGTCCGAACCCGGTGTGCCCGTCCTTGCAAACACAGTCGCCCAGCGCACAAGGCCTGCCCAAATCCGCAGCCTCGGCATCGGACGGCTTGTGGGCATCACGTAGTCCGTGCGCTTCCCAAAGGTGCCGGGTCGCTGCCGTTGCCGCGTCCCCGAGTGACCAGAAGATCGCCGTGTGTAGGTCCCGCTTCTCGCAGTGGTCCGAGCAGAGCCACGTGTGCATCTCGCCCGCGATGTGGTACGGCTTCACGGTGGTCATCACGCGGCCTGCACGTTCAAGGTCAGGCCGGGCGTCGGGTGCTTGTCACCACGGCGTATCACGGTCGCTTCAACGATGCCGTCGTGGTCATCGGGGATCACGCCTTCCTTCACCAAGGCGTCGATTGCCGCCTTGATGGTTGGCATCACATTCGGGGAATCGCTCTTGGCGTTCGTGGTCCGGTGCACGTACACGGTGATGACAACGGGCGGGTCAATACGGGGCATCTTGGCTGCACGGATGGCGGCCCGTGCGATCGCCTGCCAGTCGTTCATCAGTGCCTGGTGGGCGAAGTGGTTCTGGTGTGACCCGTTGAGGTTCCCGAACTTGGTACCGGTTGGTGCGTTGATCGTGACTGCTGCTGTCGTTGCGTGCACGGTGACGGTCATGCTGCCTCTTTCCTGATCGCTGGGAGGTGCCTGCGGACGGTGTGCACGTTGAGCCCGGTCATGCCTGCGAGGTCGGCGGGTGTGCCACCGGGGCAGGCTTTGAGGGCGACCCGGATCGCGTCGGGCGCGGACTGGCCGTCCCGGATCTGCCAGTACGGGGTTTCGAGGGTGGCGGTCGCGGGCCGGTTGGCTTTCTCGGCTGCTGCGAGGAACCGTGCGCGCACTGGCCAGGACATGCGCTGCCATGACGCG